AGGGTTTCTGCTGTCGCTTCATCTGCGATGACCGTGTGAGCACCTGCCTTCACAAAAGCGCCCAGCTTTGCAGCCAGTCCCGCAGGCGTCACGCCCTTGGTGGTGTTCTCGCCGGTGATCGTTTCGGCGTTGCTTGCCAGTCCCGCAGCAAGTCCCGCAGCAAGTCCCGCAGGCGTCACGCCCTTGGTGGTATTCTCACCGGTGATCGTTTCGGCGTTGCTTGCCAATTCGATCAGCGCAGCACCTTCTAAAAGCGTGAAGTTGTTGTTGATCTGGTTCATCCAATCAGAACCATGAACTTGTTTATATGCCATTACTCACCTTCCTCTTCCTGCTCGTCCGTCAAGAGAGCAAACAGATCATCTTTAGATAAGTTGGAATATCCGGATAGCCCACGCCCCTTGGCTTCACCTCGCAGCTCCGCCAATGTCATCGCGGACAAGGATGTCTCTTCATGGGTTGGCTCGAGGTCTTCCTCCGGCTCAACCCGCTGGTATCCGGCATTCAAATACCAGTCAATATCCTGAGGGGTGACCGAGATGGTCACCCCATTGCTTGTCAGCTTAATCATGCCTAGCTCGCTTTGATGTGGGAATAAATTCCCTTGACCTTGTTGTCATACACAAATGCGTCATGGTACAGCCGGTACTGGAACTTCCAGGCGTCCATGCTCTGGTTTTCTTCGGGGCTGAAGATCTTCAGGTTTGCCAGCTTGGTGGCCTGCAAAACAGCCGAAGGATGCAGCATCAGGAAGTTGATGTCCCGTCCGGTTGTATCGGTTTTAGCATAACCACCTTCATCGGTTTCGCCGCCCGCGTCCAGTTTAATCCCCTTATAGAAGCGGGTCTGGGGCACCATGATCACGTCCATCCCGTCGAACCGCATCACGCGCCGGTCAACGGCGTTCTCATTGGCGAGTGTGCGGGTCACAGCGCCTTCCAGGAAGCCCAGCACAGTGTCGGACAGATACAATACCCGTCCTTCGCTGGGGACGTCCTGCGCATTGAGTGCCGCTTTGGCGGTGTCAATCGCAGCAAGAACGCTGTCTTTGTCGAGTGTTGCAGGGGTGCCAACCTCCTGAACGTTGGCCCAGGAGGCGTATTTGCTAAAGCGGTAGGCGTCCACTTCCGGTGCCACCTGCGTGCGGATGAACTCACCGGCGAGGGTGCCAAAAGCCATTCCGAGCGATTCCTCATCGTCCATCCGGTCGATGCTGAACTCACGCCCTCGGGAAGCCGCCAAGGTCAGCGCTTCCCAGCTGCCTACAACCTCCCCCTTGGGATAGCCCGCAGAGCGGGAATACGTCCCCAGTCCGACCACGGAGGTCTTGAACACCTTCACCACCGCAGCGCCCATAAAATCTACGGGCTTGGTGGGGGCGTCCATCCGTGCCGTGAGCGACGCGGTTTTATAGATTTCATCCAAAATCGGCTGAAATTTGGTTACCAGACCAATACTTTGTGTCATTTGAAACTCCTTTTATTCTTATTGTTCGCTGACCAAGCCAGCCGCCTTTCTCGCAGCCGCGGTCATCGAGTCCAGGTTGATTGTTTTACCTTGCACCCCCGCCACCACCTTGGGCGCGGGCGTGTCGGAGTCAAACAGATAGTCGTTCTCAGATTGAACCTTCTCAATCTGCTCTTTCAAACCAACGATCGAGCCGTCATCAGTGAGTTTCAAGGCTTCCATATCCATTAAGGCTTTGACCGCCTTCGGATTTTTCGCCTTGGCTCCCGAGAGAGCGCCTTCAAGGGCGTGTTCGAACTTCAACTGTTGGATTTGGGCTTCGGCGTCCTTTTGGGCTTGCTCCGCCTTGCCTTTCCAGTCATCGGCAGCCGCCTTGATAGCGTCCACGTCCAAATCCTTGAAGCCTTCGATGGTTTTGTTGGCGTCCTTCAGCTGTCCCTGCAAGGTTTCGACTTGCTTTTCAGCCGTTTCTGCCTGGGTCTTTTGGGCTTCAATGTCCTGCCCGTGCAGCTTCATGATCTGGTCGATCACATCATCTGCAAGTTCAAGTTTCTTCAGGTCTTCGCGTTTCATTTGTTTGCTCCTTTTACACCTACGGTTTTTACGAGGTTCCATCTCCCAGTGCCCGCCGCTTTTACGTTTGGCGGATAACGCAAGTTTGGATAATAAAAAAAGCCACGCTCCCAAGAGTTTCCTCTTGAAAAGCGTGGCTGGTTTGCCAGTCCTACGGCTTTGGTTGCGCCTTTTTCCGTTAGCGCTCAAGCTGAGGATTATCAGAACCCATCAGCGCTGTGCGGAGGGACAAGAGTCCCTCGCCTCTTACGTAATTATTATATCACAAATTATAGCATAAATTATAGCATCAAACCATCACAAACGGTCGAACGCTTCAGCAGGGTCTGCTTTGAAAATCTACTCCCTTGCCCTCTGACGGCTCAGCCCTGTTTCCCTGGTGAACTCCCGCATCTTCGCCTGATAAATCCGCACCCGCTGTAACTCACCGCTGTTGTCCAGCCCCGCCGCCTCCAGTGCATCCGCCTCACGCTTCGCCTTCCTGATCTCACGCTCAATCCCCCGCTGTTTCTGGGTGGCTTCATAGACCGACATTTCCTCACCCTGATAGGTCACCCGCTTACTGGCATACTCGTTTACCTCAGCTTCTGAATAGGCGTTCTGGCTGATCCCCTCGAAAAAAGGAAAATGACTATGCCTACAGTTCCAACCATAGAGTCCCTCACCCGTGCCATACCCCGTTTCTTCTTGAAAGTTCGGGTACTTGGGGTGCTTTCCGCTGATCGAAAAGATGCGCCCCTGCCAGCCCTCATGATTGGCTGGCCCGACCCCCTTGTTTCTCGCCCCAATATGTGCGCTGGTCTGCACCAGGTCGACGCCCAGCTCGTCCGCTCTGGCAAGCTGCAGCTGTCCTGCGGTCTGGTTCACGCCCGTCAGCACCGTTCGCCGCATGGCAACATCCAGCTGGTCCCGCCTTCCGCTGGCAAAGTTGATCACACCAATCCCCTCATCCGCAGCGCTTTTCACCGCCTGCCGGATGGCGCTGTTGTAATCAAATGCACCGCTGGAGACCTGCATGTAAGCCATATCCGCCGCATTGGTGAACACATTTTGCGCGTCAATTGCCGATGTCAGGGTCAAATTGCGCATGCTGCCCTGGGTCTTTTGCAGCCCGATTGCCAGCACGTTCATCATCGCCGGGCTGAGGTTCAATGGCAGGGGTACCAGCCCAGCCGCCTTATAGATGGCATCATCAAACGCCATCGCCCGCACGCCAGCGTCCTGAAACAACTGCCGGAGTGTTGCCTCCGACCGTCCGGTAAGTTTGGATAGTTCCGCCAAAGCCTGCTCATAGACCAGCCCGCTCTCGGTCAGGCGTTGCATCTGCCAGGCAGCCGTCGGTCGAGCATAGTCCAGCCCTGCCAGGCGGCGGGCGATATCATTGAGCACGCGCTGCTCATATTCTCGATAGAGCGCAACGACCGCCTCAGGGGCAAAATCCAGATAATCCGCTGTAAGCATTACACCCCTTGATCACCGAACAGCTCCTGAGTTTTGCCTTCGCTCTGCGCCTCCGTAATCCAGTCACGGGCAGCAGCTTCCGATAGTCCGTAGTTGCGCATCAGAAACTGGTACTTCGGCATCGCCCCCATCGTGACCGTCTGCCTGTCCTGGATCAGCAGGGCATCCTTATCCGTGATGACGCTGTCATCAAAAGAGGTGCTGATCTCATAGACGCCCGCAGGGGAAAGGCTGTAAATGCTTGCCAGCACGTCCATCGCGCCAGCCAGTTGACGCAATGCCGAGTCCAGCGCCTTTTGCGTGTCTGTTACGGTGGCATACGACCGTTGCCGGCTGATCTTGATCTCGGTGGCGGTTTTTTCCACGGATTGCGGGTCGCTCAGCGTGCCATACGCCAACCCGCAGTTGAACTCCACCCGCTTGAGAATGGCGTCCAGTCCTGCCAGCAATGATTCCTCTCGCAGCGTGGGCGCCCACTCCTTGAAAAAGCCTTCCTCACCGATGTTTGGCCCCTCCATCCCGCGCAGGGTCCGAAACAATCGGCGGCTGGGCAGGATCGGTTTCCCGTCCCGGTCCTGGTCAAAGGCGGAGACGTCCACATACAGCGCCATCTCGCCCGCCTTGAACTCCCACAACAGCCGCGACCATTGCCGGTCTGCTTCCTCAATCTGCTGCACCGATCGGGCAAAGCATGACACGCCCAGTGGTGAGGACGAGTCGATATTATTGGCAGCCGGATAGCGGAAATATCCAAACAGCGGCACCCTAACCCCCTGGAGCGTAGCCTCTGGCAGAATGTCCGCCCATTCCTCAACGAAACTGAGCGGCACTTCGTTACCCAGGGTTTCCTTGGTGCGGGACCGAAAAGACTTATTTCGGATGGTATAAACATCTGCCAGGTCGTGATATTCAACGCGGGTGTAATGCCATGCCCCCACCGTCTTTTGGTCCAGGAAGATCACCGCAGAAATCCCGCCGCTGCTGTCATAGCGCACAGGATAGAAGTTGCCAGCGGGGATCGTGTCAATTTGGATTGTCCCCTCGCTGACATAAGGCTTGAGCATCAGCCCACCTCGGGCAGCGCCGCTCTCCACCACCTCACGGATTTTTGAAAGTAGCGGCGATAATTGGCTTTGCAGATACTCCGCCCTCAGACCCCCAGACACCTCAAGGTGCATCTCCAGCGTGACCAGCCGCGCAACTTCCGAAGAAATCGCCGCTGCCAAATTGAGCGACTTGACATCCTCCGACAACCACGGCGCTTTGTTTTCATATATCGCCGTCCACAGCTGCAGGGCGCTGATCATCTCGGCGCTCAGCGTGGGGTCTACCCCCGCAACATTCTTGAGTTCAGTTCGATTTATCATCTTGTTCCAGACCTCCTTGATCCAGGCAACTAATCGCTCAAACATCAGGCTCCTGCCCTTCTCCAATACAAATTCGTGGCATAGCGCACGTCATCAATCGCGTGGTTGTTCTTGTCGGGGAATTCGGAGATGTAGTTCCCGTCCCGATCCTGCTCGAGTTCATAATTCAAAAATTCCTGCGCGTGGAAGGGAGCACGGGTGTCGTCAATCACGATCTCCACCAGCGATTGCAGCCACTTGATGCTGTAGCGCACGCTCTCCGGCCCCTTCTCAGCGCCCTTGGCATAAGCGCCATACGCCCTCAGGTCAGCGCCCGATTTCGGTTCTGCGCTGTCATAAATCAGCAGTTGGCTCGGGTTATAGCCCGCTGCAACAATCCCGTCATAAATTTCACGGTTGCTCTGCTTTTGGCTGCGATATTCCCCGAAGATGTACAGTTTCATTCGGGCAGCATCATAGTGCATCTTGCCATAGCTGTTGGGGTCAGGGAAATAGCCCCAGTCCAGCCCATGCAGGATGTGGTCAAAGCCGCCGATCTTGT